CATCTTTGCATACCATCCAGTATCGGTAATTCCTTTGTATTCTTCTACTTGTTTTTTGTTAACAAATGGACAATCTTGATATCCAGTCCAAGAATAATTTGTATTGTTAAGTTGACCTTTACGATGCTCAATTAGACCTTTCTTAATTGCTTCAGGTAATCTGTCAAAAAAGTTTTCATTTGGTATAACATAAGGGTGAATATCCATAAGTAAGTTAGGATCCATTGTTTCGCCATCATGTGAAAATATAAAATTAAAACTATTTTCGTATTTTGCTGGTATATAATACATACGACTCAAATCTTTTGTTTGAGCATCTGCGATATCACCAATCTCTTTATTAAGAGCATACCAAAAATGTTTAATTCTTTCTTTATCAATATCACATGTAAGTGGAAATACTAATCTGAACTTTGGTTTTTCTTTTGTTGAGGATGCAGTAGAATAACATACATATCGATATTTAGAATATTTCTTTTCGATATCTTTCATGTCGCCTTCATAATCATCAATGTCAAGAATACCAAATCCACCCCAACCAGTTACGTTATCATTACCTCTTGTTGTGTCAGGTATGTAAACAGCTGGACTGATTAGCGGTGCATCTTTTTTGTTAGGATATTTTTTGGATTCAGATAACTTATATAGAATAGCTTCAAACTCATCAAATGAGTTATAATCCATTCTCTTATTTGTTTTGTTATCGTATATCGAATCAAATATCGTTAAACTTACCATGATTTCCTTTGTGTGATGGTGCCTCCCAATCATCTGGTTTTACCAAGTCAGGTACTCCTAGTGGATTAGGTCTTGTTGATTTAACACCTACATTCTTTCTCATATTTGCATAGAGAACTTCGTCCCATGCATCATACGGATCGACACCATATGCATCTAGTGTACCAATTGCAACAACACATAAGTCAATAAGACCATCTACAATTTCTTCTGGGTCATTATTAGTAACCGCAGCTGTTGTTTCCATTAGTTCTTCTTTTAAAAAATCAATTCTAAACTCAAGAAACTTTTTTAGTTTCTCAGGATTGTTTTCAACCCATTCACGAGTCTGATATTTACTTTGCATTAAATGAATATCTTTTACCCAATCTTTACTCATTATCCAATTACCTTATTGTCTGGTACAACAATTCCTGAATCCATTTGTCTAATTTGATTCAATAAATCTTCAACAGGATCTACCATAAACATAACAAATTTCTTATCGATAGTAACACCTTGGTCAGCTTTAGTATAGGCCATGAATGGCATAAATCCAATCTTACCTTCTCCAGCTGGGATTAAGGAATACCCATCTTTAATTGTAACAGAAGTTTCGGTCTCTGTTATTTTACCGATAATTTCCTCACCTGAGGATAATCTTACTAATTTCATTTTTTTTCTCCATAGTTATATATTATACCACAGTTTGGCATAAATGTAAATAGTTTAACCAAAGAAATCCTCCAAAGATGCGACCTCTTCAGAATTCCAACCTACAGCATTGAGGATTGGTTCTATTGGGTCAAGGAAGGTTTTTTGGAATTGCATATCGTAATCAATATACTTATGAAGATTAAATTCTTCAGGTAAGTAATCAGCAAATGCAATTACATTTTCTTTGATAGTGTTTGGTGTTCGTAAATATACAAACTTAATCTTTTCGCCATTTTGGATTAATGCATATTTTTTAGTTAATGCTAAATCTTGGACTTGTTTATTAAATAGTAAAGAACCACGAACATGTATTGGTGTACCTTTTTTGTATATGTTATTATGATCTTTATATTCTTTGACTTTTGAGACTCCGCGTGGGAATGCAATTTCGTCAGGTGGTAATGTCTTGAAGTAATTCTTAAATTGCTCAATAGACTTTTGGACATCTTCCTCTTGAGCTGACATAATGATTTTAAATAATTGTTTTAGAGCATCACGACATGGTTCGGGAGTAGAAGACTTAATTGCTTCAATACCCATAATCTTGAGTTTAGGTTCAGCATAACGAACACCTTCATTATCTAGTACATTAAGAATATACCTTTTCTTAGCAGTCCAAATACCACGGTCAGCAATAACTTCTCTTGCCATAACCATTCGGTTTGATACTCCACCTAGCATAGAATATAAATCATCATATGACTTAGCCAACACTGGCTCAAGTGTATCGTTACAGATCTTATCCAAGAAATCAATAGGACTCTTTGGATTAAATTTGTTTACAATATCATCTAAGCTAACATACAGCGAATCTGTGTCGATTGCGACGACATAGTCTTTAAACGATGTTGTTCGCATTGTTCGATTAAGAAAGGAGTTGATTTCATATTCGGCCCATCGTATTGTAAGCTGTCCGGTGAGTGTAATCGCTTCTGCAATCCGTTGGTCGAAAAAACGAAAGTACTTATTACCCATAGCACCATACAAAGAGTTAAGAAGAATCTTAATAGCCATTTGGGTATTTTCTGCAATTGAGATTTCTCTTTCGATTGAATATAGTTTTTGTTTATCATTTTTATCTACCTTTTGTAATTTCTTTTGAGCTTTAATCATATTAGCTTTAATGCCGACACGTTCTTGGTACATTTCGTCAATAATCATTGGAATGATTCCAGGTTTGTCAGTATTGAAATATTGACCATTTGCCGCTAATGCTTTACCTTTATTATTTGGTCTTTGTGATTTTGTGAGTATTTGTTCAATGTCAACATTACCTATTTCGCCATCTGCAATTGTTTCTGGTGACATATTATACTGCATAATAATTGAAGGATATAGAGAGTTTAAATCAAAACTTACCAGGTTTTCATGTATACCAACATGGGGTTCTTTAACATAACCACCAGGATAGAATGTTTTGACTTTATCTTCTATGAATGGTAAACATATATTGTTTTCATGTAGTTTACGATATATGATAGTATCCCATATAGCAGTAGTACCAAATGTATCATTATAGTTTACACCACCCTTATATGCCATAGTCATACATAGAGTAATCAGACCCATCTTATCTTCTATTCGGTCAACCAACTCAACATCTTTAATATTATAGTCAATAAAAAGTTGATGATTGTGTTTGTATAAAGTATGTAGATTACCATATTCTTCATAAGATAACTTTTTCTCACCTAATACAACATGTGCTATATTATCTAATTTATATGATTCTTGTGGACCATACGAATATCCAAACTTTTTAAATAAGTCAAGATAATCCAAATTAGAAATACCTTTAAGTTCATATGATGTTTGAGTCCTACCCATTGTTGTAATATCTCTACGCTCAATCATACCCCATGGACTCAATCTTTTGACGTATGCTTCACCAATAAGTTTATGAATACGATTGACCAAGTAAGGTATATCAAAGAATCTTGTATTCCAACCAGTGATTATATCTGGTACATTTGATGGTTGAGACCAATGTGTAATAAATTTAATAAGTAAGTCTGCTTCATTATCGCATTTATTATATATGACACGGTGTGTTTTCATATATGTATTTTCCACATCATAATCGCCGAGACCCCATATATGATAAGTATTGTCGATATTATTTTTAATAGTAATTGATATTACTTTGTGATCAGCCTTATCTGGCTCAGGAAAACCATCGTCAGACGCAACTTCGATATCGATAGTAGTTACATTTATTTTGTTTCTATCGAATTCGATTTGACCGGGATAATGGTCATTGATAAAGGTTGAGATATATCTTGTGTTACCAAAGATATGACGACCGGCGGTGTCTTTGTTAGTCCTTACCCATTCAGTTGCAGTTCTCATATCGTCAAATGCAACTTCGCCAACCGATGTACCGTCTAGTGTTTTCCAATTAGTTGGACGATTCGTACTCACATAGAGCTTTGGACCGTATTTGATTTTTTCTGTAATTCTTTTATTGTGATCATACCCACGAAGTAATATCATATTACCATATCGTGAGACGTTAGTGTAAAATTTCATAATGTAGCCATTTTCAATATATAGTTATATTATACCACAGTTTTCATATAATGTAAACAATTATTTTCATTAATTTAGTAAAAAGTGGGGGTAATTTCTTACCCCCGCATGATTTCAATTTCTTCAGCTTACCCAGGTTACATAGATTACAAGTGGTGCCAATAATAAAATTGTTCCACCTACAAGCATGATTCCTAGGGCCTCTGCAATATCATCATATTTCGAAATGATATATTTCATTCTGTTTCTCCAGTAAAAAGTTTATTACTATCTACTGGGTTTTCGCTGATGTTAGCCTTTCAAATATTGCTTTTTCTTTGATGCCCCAGCAGACCCTATTTCGATCTTCCTAGGACGCTTCTCTTCTGGGAGTTCTACTCTGGCATACACCACTAGTATTCCATCCACAAGATCAGCACCATCTATTACGACAAATTCTGAGAGTCGGAAGCTTTTCTCGAATTTGCGAGATGAGATTCCTTTATAAGCATATTCTCTATCATCATTCTCAACAGCCCCTTTGATTTTTAAGATACCGTCCTTGAGTTCGATTTCTATATCTTCCATTGAGAACCCTGCCACAGCCATTTCGATTAAAAATTTCTCTTCATCGATTTTCACAATGTTATGTGGTGGGTAGTTATCTGTTCCAGCTCTAGCACTTGTATGAATTCTTTCAAGATCTTCAAATAAAGTATCAAAGCCAACGAATAATGAACGAGGTACGTTCAAAGTATTTCTTACCATTTTAATTTCCTCCTATTATAGCAAGGTTACGGAACCGGTCCAATACCGCATTCCTATTATATTTATACAGGTTTACTCTTGAGTTTGAGTATTTCCTATATTATATTTTGGACATAATTCCCATTGAGATTTTTCTTTAAAAGGTATTACCTTTATTTGTCTCAATGGAGCTAAGTCCTTTGCAGACTCAGGTTTAACTATACTAACTAAACCCCAGTCGGCTAACAGAGTAGAAATTGTGTTCCTTCTCTGTAAATCATTTTCTATTAAGTTGGATGGTTTTCCATCTAATAGAAATAGTTCTTTAAAATGTACTATAAAGTATCGGCCTTGTTTATGTAATATATGACATGACTGATATAGTTTGTTGTCTTTTCTCGATGCAACTCCGATACGTGTTAATGTTTCTCGTATCTTAAGAAAGTCATCGGGTTCGTTAAGAGTAACCTCAAGCATATCTGCTGAAGTCCAATTGTTAATTTGATTTTGTTCTTCCACCTTTGTTCATCCTTGTTTTTAACCCATCAATTTGTTCATTACTTAGTAGTGTTAAAATAGATTTAGCTTTTTCGTTGCTATAACCATAATAATTTTTAATGAGTTCTAGATTTTCCACTTCACTTGGTTTTAACCATTTAGAAAATCTTTGTTTCTTCTTAATTATATTTATAAAAAAATCATATTGAAGCCGTGCATCTAGGTGATGGAACTTATTCATTTCGTTAGCAAACAGTATTGTATCAGGAAAGAATGATAGTGCTTTATTAATAATATATGCGTTATATTCTTTTTCTGCTATATCATCAACCATAATATCTCTTTTATTATAATTGATTGAGCTTACATATTCAAACGGATTCATTTCTTTGTTCTCCGATATATATTTCTGCTTCTACTCTACTATTAAATAGTCTTTCTTTCATAATTACGTTATTACTACCAATGCATACTGCTCTAAATCTTTTTGATGATACACTATAGTGAACTTCTACAACTTGCCATGTTTCTTTTTTCATTTAAAATTTACCCCCGCCATTACTTCAGTTAAACACGCAACCATGTTAAGTTCATGGTCAGCTACGAAACTATCTTTATACTGATAGTCTGCTAAAATTAAAACTAGCTGAGGAATCGATTGAGGATCCACATAATCATTCATATTATCATATAACTTTCTAAAGATTGCTGTTGGTTCTATGTCAATATTCTCGACTACCCATTTACGCATTCCTTTGAAGTTTTTAATCTTAAGGTGATTAACTAATGTATCAATTGAAACATCAGATACATTTACCAATATACCTGAGTCAATCCTACCGCCAACTGCATATCTTTGCAGTTCGTTTATGATCCTTCTGAAATCGGGGAAGTGTTTAATAATAAACTCTACTAATACTTCTTTATCATATTCTATCTTTTCTTCGCCAAGTATATATATCAACCTATTCATAAAGGCTGAAGCTAATTTCTCTTTTTCTTTTCTTGGTAAAGCGAATTCAATAACAGAACATCTACTGTGTAATGGTTCAATAATTCTATTCTTAAAGTTACAAGTAAGAATGAACCTACAATTTTCGCTGAACTCTTCAATGAAACCACGCAATGCGGGTTGGGTGGACTGTGGGTTCAGATAATCAGCTTCATCTAAAATGACCAACTTGTGTCCACCCTGTAAAGATACGCTTGACGCGAATTGTTTGATTTTATTACGCAGTGTATCAATATTACCCTCTTCGGATCCATTAATAATTATATAATC